AGAGAACTAGCGCTTTCAAACCTGCGGATTGCGTACCGCGAGAAACCAGGGCTCCGAAGATTTAGGTTCCCCATGTCCGTAACAAACGAGTGCAATGTTTTTACTGGATCTCGTTACCTCTAGCCAGTCCGGTCCCATCTCACCCACACCATCCACATTGTGGTGGCCAAGAGTGAGCCGGTAGGTTACATCTCACGAGCCAGATAACGGTATAGTGACCGCTAACACGCCGGTTACGCTCCGGTCAACGTACACAACAGATACGATCAATAAGTAGTAAGGTTCGTAACGTTGGCTACGAAGGCATTGTACGCAGAGGCACTAATTCGGGTAAGATGAATATGGAAATTGCCAAGACTAGCTATGGCAACACCACTGAAGGTGAGCTTCAACCGTCCATCCGGCTTCTCACACTTGAACTTGCCGATAGCAACTCCCACGGTAGTATCAGCTGAGCTAGAATACTTACCAGAACAATTGTGGACTGACACACCACAACGGGGACTGCCAGAAGCAGCAAGCACTTGAAGACCGAAAGTATAATACCCCTGCGGCACCTGAAATTCGAGATCGGTAGTACTGGAAGTAGTGAGAATATTACCCACAACAGGACCAGCAACCACCAACTTGTCAAAGGAGGTGAAATTTCCAACGCCATCGATGCCAACAGCCATCGTAGCATAGATGGCTTGTTGCGGTTCCAAGAGTTCAACAGTGTACTCAACTATGATGTCGGCAACTGGAGTAGAAGTGGCGGTGATTTGATCCGCCATCAACAAAATTTGGCCGACATCAATAAGCTTGGAATCCGACGTAGTGTGCGAATTGACAAATCGGGGCTTGTTATCAAGCGGTACCGTGAGAGAAACCGAATCCCATGGGGCACACTCCATATGATGGGTGAGCGAAAAGAATTCGTTCCTGTCAGAGGGCATGGGATCGGTAGAGTCATAATCAAACCCAATACCGATTTTCCCACCGATTGTAGTTGGCTGATTGGACACCAAATGCACAACCAGCCGTCGCATCACATACTTGTCAAAATTGCTAGCAATAGTGGACATCCACGGAAAGGTAGCAAATTTGCCCGGATTAGCAACAAAACTATATGAGACATACCCTGATGCCGTGGTGGAAGTCACCAGATTACCGATCATCTCAGAATGTGATATTGAAAGTCCTCTAGCAGAAGACTTCATTGCCGGCCGACCAGAACCTTTCTGCCTAACAGAGAAAGCTGCAGGGGCGGAGCGCACACTACGTGTGTAATCGCCACGCCCACTAGCAGCTGACTTGGAAGCAGTTGAGCCTTGCGTCAACATTGGTGTCGACTTCTTGCCTTTAGCCATGTAGCCACCAAACTTGTTGCGGATCTTGTCGTACAAGTACTGGGTGGAATTACTGGCTGCTTTAACACCTAACTTGGCGAGCTGCGGAAGATAGTTTTCACAGACTCTATAAGCCGGTTCAGCAAGGAAAGAAGGTAAACCGTTAGCAACAGCAAGAGCAACAGCAGATTCACAGATGGCGGAATCACGTCTAGGGATGAGCGGATTAGGTGGAATGGGGGTAATGCTCATTGAGTCGTAGTCCCGAAAATGGCGGTCAACGACAGGTTTCGCAGCATCAACAACAAAGTTAAACTTAGGTTGTTGAGGGACTTGACGTCCGTCCTTGAAAGCTACGCGACCACGAACAGTTGGGGGCAACGTCTTGACCTTGCGACCGGCCAAGATAGGATTGTTCGCTGCAACGATAGTTGAGTTAGTCTTGTTTCGTGCGGTCTTGTTCGCAGTTTCGACCAAATCAAAGGTGGTCGAAGGATCCAGTTTGTATGGGATCCCGCAACATAACGGGACTGTTCACGCTGGTGCCAGTGGTGGGCTATGCAGTCTCTTGGCATCTATATCAGCCCATCAAATTGGTTTTGGCCCATTAACCAGCGCCCCATGGTACAGGGGGGATTTAACGTGGTAACCTTCTTCCACGACACGCACTCACACATCACCAACCTCAGGGAAGACCCCCCTGGGCTGGAATGACGCACCACTGGTGTCGAGCACACCAGTGGACAACGACAGCCTATCATAGTATTTCTCAAGTTCCAACTGCTCGTCGGGTGTGATCCCCCAAGCGAGATAGAAACTTGCCCGGCTTTCCGGAGTGGGTTCACGCGCTACACGACGGCCTCGCAAGCCCATCTCACGCATAAACCATGGCAGAACATCGTCAGCTAGCCCCTTGGCTCTCCAACGCTTCTTCCACCTGCAATACCATGTAGGTTCGCCAGATCGTTGATAACACTTGTAGAATGAATTAAAAATCGGCATTCCACCAGCAAGTGCTATCCCACCAGTCCCCACAGCGTGCAACCACGCTGGATATGTGACAAATTGGTCTGGGTGTTTCAAATAAACACTATCTTTTGCGATTGCGGTAGTGGGGTTTCTGCACATGGTATATTTTTCACCATCGTAAACCGGACGACATTGGCAGAACTCAATGTGTTCCAATTCATATGATGGTGGCTCAATTGCCATGTTAAAGCCCATCTCCCAAAACCACTGAAACAACCCATCACTAAACGCTGGCAGATCACGCTGTTCCATAAAAACAACGCAATCATCACCATTGTTAGCCAATTGTACTGGAACACGGCAATGCAATGAGTATGCATGGATCATCATACACATAAGAATGCAATTACCCAAAGACGTGTTCATGTCACCGCTCATACGCGTTCCCTCCTTAACATAGGATATACTGCCATCAGGAGTGTAACCAGAGCATTTATTATGCAACTGGTACTTCAAGATATTACGCAGCTTCTTCCGATCACGGATACGTGGGAAGCAGAGCTCATACACAGAGTGTTCAAACTTGAGCGCTTCAAGAGACACATGTTGATCGAATCGGGACGCGTCAAGCCCAATTGCCACAGGCTTGTTAAACATGTCCCACTTCTCTTGAATAATGGCAGCGGTCTTATCTGTGTCCATCCCCTTCATCACTGTGGGATGACCAAACATTTTGCCAAGCGCTTTGAAAATCCTCTCCTCAATGGGTTTCAAATATCGGCCAAGTTGGATATTGAATTTGGGATCGCGAGGAGATATCACTCTGGGTACTGGATCTTCCTTGGTGGTACGATCTGTCTTCTCGTACTTCACGAAAACCGACACTGAACTGTCTTTCTCGTAATCCAGGCCGGACAACCTGATATCAGCGAGAGCATTCTCATAGCATTTCCGCTTGCGGCTAGGACATGCATCAACAAATTGTTGATGGGTTATCGGAGCGGTCGAGGGCAAGAAAGGCCTGAGAACCCCGAGCGTTTCGCTAAGACGCTCAGAAAACAATCCAGGGGCGGGTGTTGGAGGGGAGACAAATTTTTCAGGGCTGTCTTTGTTAATATTCTTAACAAAGAAAACCCGTTCTTTAACAGCCCTCTCCAACGTCGCTATGTCGTTGTTGAACGGTACAATGGAGATGTTCGGCGAAACATCCCCCACACGCACACACTGTCTAACCTTGGTAACACCCAATAGCCGTCGGACACGCAATGAGCCATGATCGGGGGCCCGGCTAATCAAGCACCCCTGGCCCGTCACGACTACTGGGCACCCCTATTCGGACGGATTCGCCCAATGGGCGATCCTTCCAAATATGGAATTACCATCAATGCGGCGAGTGACTGCGTTCTTCCCATTAAACACAAATTTACAGTTGTTGTGTACCATAGATGGAATAAAAGAGCAAAACACGGATCGATCCAAGGCCAAAGCCTTATCACAAGTCCGCAAGTCCTTGAACTCATCCTCAATGACCTTCGACAACCACTTACGGGTGACGAGGACATTGGCTTCAGAGACAGGACGAGGGCCAAATTTAACATAAGCACGCTTGGCGAGTGCCATAGCAAATGTGGTCCTCTTGCCCTTCTTGATGCGAGTAGTTGATTTGGAGTTGTCAACAACTCGGGTGGTTTCCTCAACGGTCCGTTCATCAACCGTGAGGCGAGTCACCCGGGTGACAATATGATCCTTAGGCTCCGACTCACAAGCATCGAACGCTCGAAGTAATCCTCGGGCAGCGGTCTGATCAGGACCGTTGCCAACTGCCAGGTTGAACCCAAACTTGAGCCACTTGTAGCCCCACAGTGATAGGGCCACCACACGCTCCTCGGGAATAGCCATCAGGAACGGAAACACAGGCAGGTAAATCCGGG